GGCGAGAGTCGCTTAACTATGAGAACACGAACCTATAACAACCCTGGGACTCAGCATACAGGATCCGAGAACCAATGGAAATTGGTGACCGGATTCTGGATCTTTGTCCAGACGTTGTCTAATACAGGGTTCATCTCTTCAATGCCCTCGGAATTAACCGAGAGTATTGTTGATGAGCTCCCGTTGAGGCAGCGATCTGGGTACTGTAGTCATTCTAAAACTACGTATTCCATCCCTGATATAGGTCTAACCTGGTATTGGGTCAATTCATCGAATGGACTCACATACCGCTCTGACTTCACTGCAGGATACCTTTATAGGAAATTCTGCACTGCGTTGTCAGGAGGGTTCGGCACAGGATTCGCAACTCAATTTGTACCAACCTTAGTGGTTGGTGCATTTGATCGTGCGAATGCCTCTTATGAGGCTGTGAAGAAGATGCGGCCAAGCATTGATGAAATGCTGGCGGTCAACTTCGCACTTGAGCTCGCTGAGATGGGCGTTGAGGCTAAGCACTGTTTACACAGGGCTTTGTCCAGACGTGCGCAAGCAGAGGCTTTGGCGAAAAAGGCCAAATCCAGATTCCGTCCACCGGGTGGTGGCGGTTTCTCAGCGTTTTTAGACGCGCTGTCGGGCACTGGACGCGGTCTTGGTAGACGCGCTGCTAAAGCTAATTTGCTTTATCAGTTCGTCATCAAGCCCACCATCTCTGATGCTTCTAATCTTCTCCGTATCATTACGGAGATGCAGAAGAAGTTATCCAAGTTGATCGATGAGGCAGGGAAGCTGCAACGGCGGCATTATAGCCGTCCAGTAGACAACCTTGTTTCATTACCCGCTGATGTTTGGAGAGGTCCCTATGGATTCAATTCATTGAATTCGTGGGTTAACATCCATCATGAATGGGTAACACGCCCTAAGTATTGTGCTAGTATGTTATTTACATACGATGCCAGTGCATTGCGTGGCGCTCAAGGGGTAGTTAGCTATCTCCTCCACGCCTTAGGCGTGGATCGGCCCGCTTCCATTATCTGGGAGCGGATACCGTACTCCTTCGTCGTTGATTGGTTCGTCAACGTCGGAGATATGATAGCTGGTATTGAAGATCGTTTTAACGATCCTCTTCCCATAGTTATACACGATTTCAGCCATTCGCTGAAATACGAGTATAGAGCCAGGGCTTCTTGGTATAACGGAACACAGACCAACTTTATGGCTGATCTATGTTACGCGAACAAGAAGTCCTACACACGTTGGGCGGAGAGACCTTGTCTCTACGACCAGCTGTCGGTCCATACGCCGAATCTTAATCAATGGGGCCTTGGTGGCTCCTTGATTATTCTTCGGATGGATGGGATCAACAAACGATGATTCGTCATCGTAACACGGCGGGGTGACTCGCTAATGCGTGAAACACAACATCATATATATGAAGCTGCGTCAATACATCAGTGAGTCCACACACATCCAAGCTTGCATTGCGGCCCAAAAGGCTGCAATACAAGACATGGCCGAGGCTAGCCTTAATACTGGGGTTGATCTCTCTAAAGAGTCCGCCCGCGCTTACGCGCGAGTTGACCGATTAGAGTCTGATCTATCCCAGCTCAAGGATCGGTTCCATTCCTCACGGGATGGGTCCGACACTAGCCTCGCGGGCGTGTAACCTCGCTAAACCACAAACAACAATAGAGTCTGTAGCTTATGTTTGCAACTGACATTACACTGGTCGGAACGAGTGGTTCTAAAACTTACTCGCTCCAATCTATCACTGGAGGTCGTTCGACCCGCAGTGATGCAACTGCACCGCTCGGCGAGCCGCGGGTATTGGTGATTTCTCACCAACCCGCGAATCGCAGTTATGGTACGGTTGACCGCCATCTCGTTCGTTTCGACGAAACCATTAGTGGGGTTGCCCCCGCTAGTGATGTAGTCGTGAACGTGAACCTCACTGTTGAGGTTCCCCGTGAAACGGCGACCGCTACTCAGGTTAAGGATGTCCTATCGCGTCTTACCGCCTTTTTAGGCGTCGGCGCGAACGTGGACAAACTCCTGAATAACGAGCCCTAATATAAAAATTAGGGTGAAACTTGATCCGATAGGAACAAGTAGTCGACGGCCTCTCTTCAAGAGGCTCGGGCGTTTGGCGTGGTCAGTGTTGCTTCAGGTCGTGGACACATGGATTAACTATAAAGTTAACCGTGCGTTTCGACGCTGACAATACTGGCTAGGGCCACTATGTCAGGTTGCAACAGCGCTACAGGCTAGGAGGATTAACCATATGGTGTCCATAATAGCCAAGCGGACAGAGCTTTATCTGTCTCTCTATTGCGACCTGTATAGTGATATAGCAGAGTTGCTTCGTGTTCCAGTTAAGGAGTCACAGCGCGATCTCGTATCAATTCGAGAACGCGTTGCTCACGAGGGGCTTTCGTTTTTAACGAAAGCTCTTCCGCAACTTGGTAAGGCACTTGACAAGTGCCTGTCCAAGAATGAACCATTGACAGTCCCTTCGACGTTTCGACGTCAGAAAGGACGAACAACACCGGAACTTTTCCGGTACTTGTTCTCTGTGGTTATCACTCCCGAGGGTTATGTAAACCCTCAGTTGGATACGGAGTACCTCGTGCAGCTACGGCAGCTTATGTACTATGTATATAAGCTTGAGATACCGTTCTCCGAGGACCAAAAGGCAAAATGCCTTGAGGACTTCGTTAACGTTGATGCTGGCCTTCAAAAGCCGAACATCGATGAAGAATGGCTCGATGAGACTGCGGATTTGATCCGCGACATCTTCGCGTCATTCGATCCAACAGACGTCACGCCCAGACATGGGCCCGGCGCTGTAGCAACTGGCGAGAAGAATCATGAAAAACATGTCTTCAAGCGTATCTATAGGTCTGTAGAAGAAGTATATCCATTTACGGAATATTTCGAATACAGCCTTGGAGCAGTTGCTGATCGATGGCATCAGTACGAGGACCTGGAGGTTCTGGACTCTGGCACGGCGAAAGTCGTGCTAGTACCAAAGGACTCTAGGGGCCCCCGTATTATCTCGTGTGAACCACTTGAGTTGCAATGGATTCAACAAGGTCTCGGCCGTGCTTTAGTTAAGCACATCGAGACGAGCCATATTACTCGCGGGCACGTGAATTTCACGGACCAAACGATTAATAGAGGGCTCGCCCTTGCGGGATCCAGAACGGGCAAGTGGGTTACACTTGACATGAAGGAAGCGTCTGATCGTGTGTCTTTGTGGCTAGTCTCGGATTTGTTCCGACACGTGCCACGGTTGCGTGATGCCTTGCTAGCAACACGCTCCACACACACCAGACTACCTTCGGGCCAAGTAGTGCATTTGAAGAAATTCGCTCCTATGGGAAGCAACCTTTGCTTCCCTGTTGAGAGCGTAGTCTTCTACGCACTAGCCGTAGCCTGTATCATACGCGCAGACCGTCTCGTTAATCCTAACGGATCAGCGAGATCGCGTGCACTTCGTGCACGTGCATCGGTTTACGTGTATGGCGATGACATCATTGTAAAGAGCAAAGACTATCACTCTTTACTACAGCATTTCCCACTTGTTGGACTTATGTTCAACGAAGCGAAGTGTTGTACAGCTGGATTCTTTAGGGAATCCTGCGGATGCGACGCCTATAAAGGCGTTGATGTCACACCCCTTCGTATTAAGAAGGTGTATGATGATCATCGTACTGTAAACGCCAAAACCCTCGTATCGTATGTTGCATTATCCAATGCAGCATATGCGAGAGGTTATAAGCGGGTGGCATGTCACTTGGCACGCCTCGTAGAAGATAGATTAGGCCAGCTGCCGATTACAAATCAGCAACAGGGCTTCCTCTCTCTTATACGCCCGCTCAGGACTACTCAGCCTGGAGACCATAGCCGCGTTCGGTGGAATACCGAGCTGCAGCGTTGGGAGATCCGAGGCTGGTCGTTACGATCCACTGATTTAACAGTGGAAAGTAATGTCTGGAGCATGGTCTTACGGAGATTTACATCTCCGTCGGACTGGTCCGAACCTGGCGTTTTTGCGGAGCCGCGCCGTAGTCGCCTACAACGCGGATGGAG